TAGACAGTGCTAATGGTGTTCCAGATATAGTTGATAGTGGTGGTGAGATGACACCATCATGGTTTAAACCTGTGCGTACTGACATGAGAGCAAATCAATCCTTTAACGTAGGTCTATCTGCTACTCTATCAATACCACTCAACAGGGGTATGCAACGTAAGTGTGCTGAAGCAGCACAAAATCAAAATGAGTTAGTTGCTCAAACAGTTGCTAACAAAAGATTAGACTTCGAGATCGCAAGATTGAAAAATTGTGGTGAACTCAAAAAGGCAGGAATATTTTTCCACCCAGATTCACCTTATGCATCTATCTGTGGTGATGTTATCGTAACAGCACCAGGTGGTAAGTTAATACCACACGAACATCAACTACCACAACCACAGTGGACTGATCCTACTTCCCCTTCAGGATCCGAGCAGCCTTCACAGCTTGATTCCTCTCCTTCTGGGCAAGAAGACGTTCCCGTAGAGATAAAACCTTCTCCTTCTTCCCAAGAATCTTCTGAACCTTCGCCATCACCTTCTTTATCACAGGTTTCACAACTTTCAGAAGAAGGTCTGCTAGGGGTTTGGCAAGTAGGGCACTCGTTGTTGCCACAGTAGCAATCGTTGCAGTTGTTGTTACCATACCAGCAGATGGCAGATATTGCTCTAGTTGTGGAACAGGTTCCCATATGGTTTCACATCTCTTACCATCAACTGTCAATTTATATTCTTTAATCTTCTCTGTACCTGCTGTATTAAGGTCTCCAATGCGTCTTGCATTTAATGGAGGGCATTCCACCTTTCCAGCAGTTTCACCTGGCGTATCAGGTGCTGATGGTGCTGATGGTGTATCTAATTGTTCTGGGTCTCCTGAATCAACTCCTTCATCAACTTCTTCTTGGTCTTGATAGACTGTCTGCCAACTCAACTCCCTGTAATCATAATCAGGTGGTTGGTAGTAGGGCATACCAGCATCACACAACGTGGTCTGTCCTTTAGGATCATCGTTTACTAGATTCTTATTAGTTGATGGATCCTTTTTAGCATTCTCTTTATGTACTGTGACACAACCAGGCATATTAACAATGGGTGTACCAGCAAGTACTGTTACAGGTACCTCTACTGGTAGTGCTTGAGGTGGATTTGTTATCCAGTCACGTGTCTCATGTATATTAAGATTCCTTATGTCTGCAACATAACTTTGACGAATACCTATAGCATGAACCCCACCACCTTGCGTTGGTATCAAAGGAATCCCTGTACCATTCACTGTGATGTTAGGAATCTCTTGGTTATTGTTTGGTATGAACGGTATTCCCATCAGTATTAGGTAATAGATTTAACTCACCAACAATAGTACCTGCGACTACAAAGGCAGTAAGAACTGCTGCAGCACCCCAGACCCACTTCTCTAGTGCTCTAATTCTTTCTTTAATTTCTTCGTTTGATTTAATAACCCTCTCGTCTACTCTATCAATTCTTTTATGAATCAATTCCATACGACGAGTAGCATTATCTACAACGCTATCTAGTACAGCAATCTTTACGTCTTGCTCTGCGTCTTTAGTTGTGACTTCTGCCATTCTTTATCCACCTCGGTAAATAAAATATCGAAAATGATACACCCCAGAAGGTTGCTAGTACTGCTAGATGAAATAATCTGTTTGGATATAGAACTAATCCAAGACCTACAAGTATCATCCAAACATAATCTAATGTGCCATGGAATCTATACCACATATTAGCACCATACTTATCAATAAATTTATCTCTCTGCTTTCCGAACCACGGTGATACATGCCTCATCATAACAAATCCTTCATTAAAAAACATAACAAAGAATCCAATCCAAAAAATCATAATACCTCTGTATTTTTATTAGTATAACATTAATGTCAATCGACCATTATTTTTGAGGAATTTGTTTCTGGTAATCCTCTGGTTTCTTAAGTCCCTTAACAGGTCCAGAAGATTTTGGCCAAGCATTAACTAATTGTAGATAGACTTCTTCAGATATAATCTTTCTCAATCTAACTTCTTCTTGTTGTTCTCTCTTCTCTGGACCACCAGTTTTCTGGTCAACAACATGGTTGCCACCAACAAACGCACCAGTCCCTAGCACAGCAGCAGCTGTGCCAGTTGAAGCGATCTTTTGTAGATCCATCAGAATCCGCCAGGAATAGGAAGACCCATACTAGCACCTTGAGGTGCAGATGCTTGTGGTAGAGCACCATCAAGAGCACCACCAGCCATGCCTGATGTTACAGATTCAATTGCTGCATCTTTGATGTCATCTACTATAGCATCCTTGTTTAGATAAACATAGGATCCTATTCCAATAATACCAGCGAGTGATACTCCTGATATAACACTGATTGCGTTAGCAATATCGTTAAATTTAATTTTCATGATTTCAAAATAATCCGTACTCTATTTATACCAGAAACAATAAATTATATTATACTATGGTATTCCCAGACTTCGACTCATGAACGGAAGACTAAAAAAAGTAGACATGTGTGCACGTCTACTTGATATAAAAAGAGGTATTGACAACAGAAGTTGCTACCCTAAATGGGACGACAAAGAACGCTGGGCTGCACAACAGGCACTCAATAGTGCACTAGATATTCTGGATGAATACCACTATTGATTTTTAGATTCTTTAGTATGCATTTCCAGACGAAATTCAAGCAACTCAATTTTCTTTTTGAGTTGCTTTTTTTCATGCTCTAGTTTTTTGATTTCTTGTTCGTAAACAATAATCATATCTTGGAGTTGAATGTTTTTATTTTCTAGTTCCCAATCCATAAGTCATGGGCATAATTATTTACACGTTTAATATTCGCTTTACATTTTAAAAGGTTCTTCCTTTTTCTTGTTAGGATCAACAGCAATAATTTTTAGAGGTGCCTGTTCTATCCTTAAAGTTTGGACAGGTCCACCACTACCACCATTTCCATTGGCACCATTACCGTTGCCGTTCATCTTCATAGTACCATCACCCTTCTTACTAGCAGTCTGAATTCCAAAGCTAGCTAAAACTCCTGTAAAAACCGAAGCTATAAATGTTGGATCAATTTTCTGTTGTGGTATACCTGGAATTGAAACATAATTTAATGTTAATATTCCTCCCGACCAGGCAAGGACCGTAATTCTGACAGCTGTACTGATGATTGCTGCTTGCTCATCGGCATCAGGAAGAATAGCATCCTTTAGTTTACCTAACGGACCTTTTTTCTTTTCCTTTTCCTCTTTAATTTCTTTTACTTCTTCAGTCATGTTATTATAGTCGCTGCTCTATTTAGATTCAAACAACCTTATAAAGTACTCTGCATCAACAACAACTAAAGGTTTTCTTCTATTTTTCTTCATGACTACTATAGCTTCATGCTTACCAGAATTTGCTGATGCTTGCTCGTAGGCATCCCACACATTAAGTCTCTCTACATTCTTACATTCAATAGAATGTGGGAATTTTTCTCGTGCTGCTCTTGCCATGATGAGATCTTCACCACCAGCACCCATACTACGTGACTCTACATCCTCTGGATGTACATCAAGTATCTCTATGAGCATTTCTCGTACCCACTTCTGAAGGTTTCTACCTTTTGCTTTAGCACTTTGTGTTTTCATTTATCCCTGCCAAATCATATCAGGCATTGCCTGTGCTCCTGGTCTATTTACTATTAGTAATATAAAGTATCCTACAAACCAAATTATATTAAACAACCATGCTTGTCTCACCAAATACTTTCTTATTGCCATAGACTTTAAAATTTCAGGTGCTTTATCCTGTGCTCTAAAGATTTGTTCTATGATCACTGCAATGATTGCCCCTACCACTAAAGGATAGAATACAAAATTTGCAAAGGACATTATCGATATTAAAAAAATCATGATACTTTAACCTTCCATTGTGAATTAGGATCTATTTTATCCATAAAATTAAATCCAGATCCCTCTGGATATATGTATTGTCCATTCTCATCAAACATACCTGAAGTGTCTGCTATCCTTGATTCCTTTGATGGGTACTTGGGATAGGGTCTCAACCCTGCTCTCATCTCATTACCCTTTCTTCTTCTGATCTGATTACCAGTTTCAGGTATATTATTTTTATCCAACCAAGCAGTACCTAGTATCTCCTTGATCATCTCTTGTGTGTAACCGTTGGGATGTTTATCGGAAGTCATATTGATTCTCACTTATGAAATCAATATATGTATACCATTCCTCTTGACCAACCTCATGTTTATTGATTTCATCATACATTAGATCAACAGTATTATAATGTGGGTGTACCCTAGTTTTCTTCTTTGCATATTCAGGTGTTACAAACATTAGTAATGATCCTCCAATCCTTCTACGGGTGTGGGTTTCCAGTCCTCACCATAATATTTTTGTAGTATATTATGATGTGGTGCATCTGTCCCTACTACTACCTTTTTAGGTGGTGGAGGTGGAAACATCTCCATCTGTATCTCTGGTATAGAAAAGGTGTCACCACTCTTTCTATGATGACACCAATAGAATGTACCGTTCTTTTTCTTGTATAGATGATCTGCCTCGTGTGGACTCAACAGTACCATCCTTACAATCTTGTCACCCTTTTCTATCATTACCTAACTTCACCTTCAACAAGTTTAGTTGTCTTGAGTAGTAGTTTAGATGCCTTCTTAACATCCTTACCATATCCATATTTAAACTCTTGTATTAGTCTAGTGCCTTGAGCATCATCACCAACGATAGTAAAGAATCTTCCACTACGATTGCCACCTGCTCCTCCACCTACCATTGTACCAGTTGACATAATTGATGGTGCTACTAGTAGACAAAAGGGGCCAGTAAAGGCACAACTACCTAGTCCTACTAACATTCCACCAGCAGTTCCAGCAACAGCACCAACTGCTGCTCCACCTACACTAAAGTCTTGCTCTTCTGTTTTCCATTGGACTACAGTTGTGATGTGTCCTACTGGTCCTTTAACACCAGTCTCATCTATTGTTATCTCACATTCCTGTGTAAACTTTTCTTCTGCGTCTTTACATAACGGTGTTCTAGATTTAACTTTAGAATTAAGTGAACTGTGAGTCACTCTACTTCCTGGTCTAATAGAAGATGCTAGTGTTGCAGTTGGTAACAGCATTGATGCAGATACTAATGCTGTTAAAATTTTATTCATTTTTTTGTAGTGTTACTTCTTGTTCTATTAGTTATACTTATAAATTTGTCACCAGCAAACGTTCCACCTAATGATACGTCTATCTCGTCACCATCTTTCCAGTTTATATCACCATTCATTTTAGTATGTTGCATTGCAATTTGAATCTTGTCAATGACTTCTTGTGTTAATCTCATGAAAAATTAATCTCTGCTACATTAAAACTTGCTGTTATTCTTTCAACATCACTTGCATAAGGATATACTTGATGTTGAAGTTCTGCTGGAAATAAATAAATTTCTCCTTCAACTGGATACTTACGATAAAATCCAGCACCATATCCAGTGTTTACCCATTCTAACATTCCTGGACACCTTGCATTTGATTCTATTGGGATACTTATATGTTCTTGACTAATTTCTTCAGGCACTTTGATCATAAGTACTGCACTAATTAGTCCAGTATGTCGATGCAAAGGATTAAATTCATTCTTTGTCATATAATTAAACCAAAGAGCAGATATAGAAAAATTTAATTTACTATAATCTCTTATTTCATTATCATCATTATCATAACCAGTATTGCCCATCAGTTTTATTTTTTCAGTAAAAAATTTTACATATTCTCGTACATGTGGAGCAAGAATATAAAAAATGTTTTCCTCTAGAGACTCTACAGCTCTTTGCTCTTGTATATTTCCCGATAAATTGTTACCTAATCGAAATGAATTCCTTGTATCTTCAGATAAATCCTGCAATACTTTTAATTCACTCGAATTAAATTTAGACTGATAAATTGGTGGACTAAACGGTAATCTGATAGTATGTTCTTTTACAAACTCACCATTATTTTCTTCAATCATTTATGTAGTCCTCGGTTTCTTGGTGACTAGATTCCACAATGTATAATCTTCAGGTTTAAGTTTTAATTTTTGTATGTGCTCACATGCACGATCATACGAACTCAACCATGATTTGTTGAATGCATCTTTCTTAACTGGATGTAAGTACCAAGGCATAGTATTACCTATGTTACCATTACCATTGCCTAGTTCCCATTTAGCATCGGACTTGACTTTAGTAAAGACTGGTTTCTTATCACTCCTAGTCTTACGTGGTTGCGTTTTTGTCTTCATCATGTGTGTGATTTTTTGTCAATTTACCAGACATCTCATAGGCATCCTTGTTACCACCATGTCCATGTGCAATACCTAGTTCATGCATCTTGGCATGTTCGTCAATAGGATCTCGCAAATCCTTCTTTCCTGCTCCTAGTGTAAGATATAGTCCATAAGCAACCAAACCTATAACAACTAGACCAAAGAACAAAATGAATCCTTGATCAGGTGTAAGATTTAAATGTGGGACTATAGCATCAGGTTGTTTCTCCCATGTGCCAGGTAGATTATACACTGACGGGGTTGATAAAAAAATCATAATACTTGAATAACTCCTGTGACATCTGGAATTTCTTCCATAAGTTTACGTTCTATACCTTGCTTTAAAGTAATAGAACTCATGGCACATGAAGCACATGCACCACCAAGTCTTACTTTAACATAGTTTCCTTCTTTTGTATAGTCGGTTTCCACATATTCTAACCAACCACCATCTGCTTCAATGTATGGTAACAGTTCTTCTAAAACTGCTATTACATTATCGTCATTCAGTTCCATGGGTCTGGTATTTCTTGATGCTTTCCTCCCACTCCTTCATGCTGCTCTGACAGTCTGGTGGTTCTGGATCTGGTTTGATCCCTTTCTTCTTCTTCCAGTCGTTGTGCATAGCCTGCATCAACCAACTTTGGGATAGACTCTTCGGTCCATTCTTCAGCAAATCGCTCCTGAATTTTCCGTGAGACATCATCCCTGCGTATTCTTCTCGCCAATTCTCTGACATATCTAAACATCTCTCCCCCATAGGACTTGTGTAGGTACACTAGTACCATTTAAAAAATTAGCCCAATTGACCCTGTTGAAATCAATACTGTTATCCCAACAAAACTGTTGCATAACTTTTAACATTTGATCCTGATCCAATTTAGTCCACCAGTATTCCTCGGTCATCTTAAGACTATCTTGCTGTTCTAGTAGTTCTAGATATGCTGCTACAGGTTTCTTCATCGGATTATTCATAGTTTAAATCCACTAAAAGTATTCTTATCTACATCTTGTTTGATGCTGCCTATCATATATGATTCTACTTCAGTCTCTTGTGGTGCTACTTGCATACTCTTTGAGTTTAACCAATGCTCTGTCCATGGAAGAGGATTGTTATTTAATGGTACATCATATATAGGTTTCAATCCTATAGATTTCATTCTACGATTAGCAGTCCACTCAACATACTTCTGTAATAGTTTCTCATTTAATCCTATCATGCTACCATCTTTGAACAAATAGTCTGCCCACTTCTCCTCTTCATCTACACAATCCCTAAACATTTGATAAACATTCTCTTCTTCTTCCTTTGCTATCTCCTGCATGATAGGATCATCACCTTTAATCCAATTTTTTATGATATTTAAAGTGACAGTCATGTGTTGTGACTCATCTCGTGCAATTAAACCGATGATTTTTGCGTTACCTTCCATCATTTTTAGTTCACCAAAGGCAAAACTACAGGCAAATGATACGTAAAAACGTATTGCCTCTAGAATATACACATTAACAACTGCCAAATATAATTTTCTCTTTAGATCTTTCTCACACCATTGTGAATTAGGATGATCTTTCCAATCTGTTTTCCAATTATTACTCTGACCCCATTCATTTGCTACGTTAATAAATTCATCGTATGCTTTAGTAACACTCTCTGCTCTTGATAATATATTCTTATCTTCAAGGATGGTATCAAGAACTTCTGTTGGATCTGAATAAACATTCTTAATAATATATGTGTATGATCTGCTATGAATCATCTCCATAGTCTGCCATATATTCATACATCCTTCTAGTTCTGGTAGAGAAACATAAGGAGCAAATGCCATACCAGGTGCACGTCCTTGTACACTATCTAACATGATCTGATACTTTAAGTTAGAAGTAAAGATATGTTTTTGTTCTGGACGTAACGTATGATAGTCAGCACGATCTTTCTGAAGTGATACCTCTTCAGGTCTCCAGAAATATCCTAACATCTGTTGTGTTAACTTATCAAATACTGGATACTTAAACTCATCATATCTTTGGACTCCTAATGGAGCACCAAAGAACATAGGTTGTTTAATAGTATCAACAGAATTTGTATTGAATACCGTCATCCCTTTCACATCAGATTTTGCAGCTTTCACAATCTTCCTCCTCCATAGTAAGAATATCTTCCAATAAATTTGCTACTGCTTGTTTCTTTTCATCATCCATATCATCCGTCTTCGCATCATAAGTATTCTGATAGTAACTTGTCTTCCATCCATACTTATAAGTTGTTAATAAATCCTGTGCCATTACACTGACAGGAACTTCAGCATTTTCATAATGCTCTGGGTTGTAACTCCAATTACCACTGATTGCTTGATCAAAGAACTTTTGCATTACTGCTACCACTCTAACATATCCAGCATTACCAGACATGTCCCAGAGTAACGTGTAGTTATTCTTTAATGACTGATAGGATGGAACAATCTGCTTAAGAGGTCCCTTCTTTGATTTCTTAACGGACAGGTATGCTCTAGGTGGTTCGATTCCATTGGTTGCATTTGACACAACGGAACTGCTCTCCGAAGGCATTTGTGCCGACAGTGTTGAGTGCCGTAACCCATGTAATCGTATGTCTTCCCGAAGAGATTCCCAATCAAGTAGTAAGTCATTCCTTACAATCTCATCTACATCCTTCTTATATGTATCTATAGGCAGGATACCATCAGCATATTTTGTACGTTCATATCCATCACACTTACCTTTTTCTTTAGCAATTTGATTAGATGACTTGAGTAGGTAGTATTGAAATGCTTCTGTTAATTCATGAACTAACTTTGGTGCTGTACCATCATCATAATGCTCACCATTTCTTGCAAGGTAATGTGCTAGTCCTATGAACCCTACACCTAATGATCTACGTGCTAATGTAGATCTTTCTGCTGCTTCAACTGGATAGTTCTGATAGTCAATTAATTCTTCTAGACCTCTAACAGATAGGTCACATAATTCTTCTAACTCTTCTAGTTTATATACCTTACCTACATTGATAGCAGATAGTATACACAATGCTATCTCACCTTCACCATCGATATGTTGGATAGGTGTAGTAGGTAAAGTAATCTCTTGACACAAGTTACTCATACTCACCTTGTCTTTAAAAGATGAGTGTGAATTACAATGGTCAATATTCATTATATAAATTCTACCTGTCTCTGCTCGCTCCTTAAGGAGATCGAGGATAAGTTCTTGTCCTCCAACTGTAGTTCTGGGGATGGATTTATCACTCTCATAGCGAGTATAAAGGTCATCAAACTCACTGGTCCCAAAACTCTCATAAAGGTTAGGAACATCATGAGGCGAAAATAACGAGATTTCCTTATTGTCGATAAACCTTTGGTAAAATAATTCACTTAACTGGATGCTGTAGTCGAGTTTTCTGACTCGGTTGTCTTCTGTTCCTTTGTTGTTTTTGAGGACGAGGATGTCTCTGATTTCTTTGTGCCAGATAGGAAAGTGGACAGTTGCTGATCCACCACGGATGCCATTTTGAGTACAGCATCTGACAGTTGATTCAAACTTTTTGAGGAAGGGGACCACACCTGTGTGTTGTACTTCGCCGCCACGGATTCTACTGTTGATTCCTCTGATCCGTCCTGCGTTAATACCGATACCAGCCCTCTGTGCGACATATTTGCCAATAGCCATATCAGAACTAAAGATACTGTCGAGGGTGTCATCACTATCAACCAGAACACAAGATGCAAATTGACGAATTGGGGTCCGTACCCCCGCCATGATCGGGGTTGGGATGTTGATTCTGTGCTTTGAGATTGCGTCATAGTATTTTTTTACGTAAGTTAATCTATTAGATAAAGAGTATTCAGCAAACAATGTCAATGATATCATCATGTACATATACTGTGGTGTCTCAAAGACCTCACCAGTACTTCTATCTTGTACCAGATATTTATCTACTACTTGGCGAAGTCCTGCGTAAGTGAAGATATAATCACGATCATGATCGATATAATTATTTAAAATATCCCACTCTTCTTCAGTATACTTGTCTAATATCTCTTCATCATATACTTTATTGATTGTCGCATTATATACTACCACATCATACAAATGAGGCATACCCTTGGTCCATATATCTTTATGAAATGCCTGTTTCCTTGTACCAAACAACAATAGTCTTGCTGCCACAAATTGATAGTTTGGATTCTCTAATGTAATTAAATCATTAGCAGATCGCACCAAGATCTCTTGTATATCATTTGTCTCGATGCCATCATAGAATTGTAATCCAGAATTCATTTCAACTGCTGATGCAGAGACCCCTGCAAGACCCCTGCAAGCGTCTTCTACCATTCTATGAACTTTCTCCAAGTTAAGAGGTTCTGTGTCCCCTGTCCTCTTTAAAACACTAATGCCGTTGCTCATACTTTTTTCCAGATGTTTAATTTTACTTGTGCTTCCAGACCCTTGTAGGTATTTGATTGTACAATAGATTGCACGTCATGTCCAGCGAGAACCATATCATTGATATCTTTCTCAACTATATTTGATGGCCAAATCACAACAGCTTGCTCGGAGGAGACAGTAGTCGCAACGTGCTTGACGATTTCGGGGTTTCTTGGCTCGTTATCATATACCCACACAGGGCTGCCAATCCCGATACTAGAAAGATGAACGTCACTTCCGCACATAGCAATCGAATTGCGAAGGAAGGTCGAGTCGAACGGACCCTCTGTGACGTATACTGGTCGTAGTCGATTGACCCTTTCGAGTCCATATATTTTGGGTTGATTTTCATCTATCAGTATAGTAATATATCTCATTTGTGGTTGAACTGCCAAGGATCTACCTTGGAATCCAAACAATTTATTATCTTCTGTATACAGAGGTATAATAATACGTGGTTCATCTCCACGCATATCATCATAGGTATGCTTATAGGAGTTAGTCCACTCTTTGAACTTCGGACAGAAGTAGAAAAGGTCTAGTCTAACCTTTCTATCTTCTAGATATTTTCGGGCAGGATGTGATATATTTAGATCAGATACTTTCTCTAAATCTATCGGTTTACCCTTCTTACTAAAGACTGGTTTAGAATCTGGTATCACTAAATCTGGTGTCTGTGATCCTCTACCAGTAAGTCCAGCACTATATCTCTCCATGATATACTGATCATAGAGTAACTTATTCTGATCCTTTAGAAAATTTGTAAATGTTCTACCCATGCCACAGTTGTGACATTTGTATACGTAATCATTCTTGACTTGGAATATATAACCCCTTGCCTTACTCTTTTTCTTCTGACTATCCCCACAATAAGGACACCTAAAATTATACAGGTTTGCTTTCTTCTTCTTAAACAGAGTCAAAGAAGCAGAAGCAAGACCTATGTATTTCTGATCAATATAACTCATAGTCCAGTTGTCCTGAACATTATTATATCAAATTACCTTGTTTGTGTCAACGTGGCAGGTCCAGATGCAAAATTGGTCATGAGTTTTTGACCTGGTACACTAACTAGGAAAGATATAACAGCAAGAGCACCAAAGATAGACCACATCTTCTTTTCCATTACTCGAAGACGATCATCTACCTTGCGAATATCTCTCTCACATCCTGCCTTAATCTCTTTAGTCGAACGATTGACTTCTCTATGAAGCGATTCAACTTTCTCGAATAATACGGCATCGATCCTGTCCTCTTTGTCTAACTTCTCATCATGGACAGCAAGAAGTTGCCCCATTTTAACGGAGTTATCTTGCAAAGATTGAACAACTTTTTCTAATCGTTCAAGGATGGCAGCGTTAACTCCTTCAGCCATAGTTATTTACTGGAACTGCGAATAGCAAAGTCAAGAGCACTCTGATAAGTAGAGGCATCTTTGTTTAATAGATACTGAAACTGGTTCTTGTGTGTATCATCTAGTTGACCATAGCAAGCAGCAATTCTCTTGGCAGAGAAATTATCAAGGTTCTGTTCTGTTCCATCATCAAATTTAATCTTTGCGAATCCATGCTCTCCTGCTGGATTCAGTTCTGATGTTGCTACTTCCATAGCAACTTGGATAACGTCATTATATGTTTCTACCATAATTTCACCTTCAGTTGGTTCATAAGAATTTTTTTGTGTTGTGGATCCTGCTTTCTTGGTCTGATCCGATGCTTTCTTTTTAAAGTCAGACATACGTGCTCTCATGAGTACGTTCATTTCATCAGACTTATCTTGCATACCTTTCTTTGCTTCAGCTCTCTTCTTCTGAAGTCCTTTTGATCTCTTAAGCTTCTTCATCTGATGAATCTGCTTTTGAGCACGTTCTGTTTCAGTAGGTGCCTTCTCTTGGATAGGTTCTACTTTAACTTCAAGTTCTTCCTTTTTCATTTTTCTTTTGTTAATACGAGAGAGCATAGTTTTAGCACCCTTTGTGCGTCCATCTACCTTATCATTATTTTTCTTATATTTGCGATGTGATTTAGTATTCACAAACACAAACGCTGGTGGCAGTGCTAGTCCAGAACCATCACCTGCCATCATTTCATTTATATTTGATTCAGTTGCTTCAGACATTCTTGATCAATATCCTTATTCAGGGAATCGGGTAAACGGTTTAATGCCAGCATGAATGCTTTCAGTGCTGGCCAGTGCGTTGCCTCTATCTTATAAAAGAGTAGAGGTGTAGCAGCGTCATCAAAAACATTATACATCACGATAATATGATTTAAAATCAGATGCGTCTTCAACTCATTGTGAGTTTCATAACGACGAAATAATCTTTTGATATACTTAATTTTATTTAGATCCTTTTCAAAATCCTCATAAGTAACAGAGTTTGGATTATCATAATTTTTAATCGCAAACATGACCCAGTTATTGGGATTCAACTCATCAAAATTCATTTACATATTAAGTAACGGTTAGTGTAGCCTCATCAGACATTACGGTAACAGCACCTTGTGAGGTACCAACTCTACATCTGTACTTGCCACCATCATCTCCAGCAACAACTGCTGCAGTCTCATAAGAAGCACTAGTTGCACCTGAAATGTCAACTTGATTAAGTTGCCACTGATAGGTTTTTGTACCAGCACCAGTAACTGTAGTTGCAACTGTGAAGGTTGCTGTGTTGGATTCATTCGCTTCAACACTAGCATTTTGTGGTTGAGTATCAATTGCTACTGAAGATGCTGCATCTCCTGCAATTGTATCATCTGCTTGTGTTTCAGTTGTGTCTGGGTTAGCAATAGTAACCAGCATTTCTGCTTTATGACGTGTGTTTCCACCTGAATCGGTGAAGGTGTAGTATGACCACCATCCAGGAGCATTAATACCACGAGCTTTATTTTGTGCTAGTGCTGCTTCTGTGTTATCAACAAAGACTACAGTCTTTGCTTGTGATGAATTATCAAGACCAATTCCTGCTTTCGCTTTATTGGCATTGCTATCAGTTCTTCCGTATAAAGACATGGTATCTCCAACAATTACTCTGTGCTAACAATTATTTATACTGCTCCCAAACTCATGAATAGTACTTCACTGCAGCATCATAGTAGTCACCTATGTTATGATCAGCAACACCATCAAATCTGGTATCGTTCTCATCATCTAATTTAACAACTGGATGAGTGTGTACATAGCCAGCAAGCCAAGGAGGAGTCCCTGGAACAATGTCATCACCATGCACAAACCGAAGATGTTCAAGATCTTTAATCCTCTTTCTTAACTTACGTCCACCTGGTCTGGGTGATCCAGCAGTTACTAATGCAATATTTGTATTGCCTGACTCCCATAATAAGTCTGCAATTAATGTTGCGGTTGCTCCACCAAGAGAGTGACCTGCTATAACAAGTTTTCTCTCTGGATTCAATCCCTCGTATGCTACCACTAGTTCTGCTAGTGTCCTGTTAGCATTGTTCTTGAATCCTCTGTGACAATCGTCACGTTTAATAAGAAACTTTAGATTAGTAATCCAATCTGTTGTTTCATTTGTTCCTTCTACTGCAAGAATGGTATGTCCTGCAATCTTCCTGCTTACTAGAAAATCTTTTTCATTAGGATAAACATCCCTACAACACTTAAGTGCCTCAAGGATAACCTCCTTTGGTAATGTCATTTAAAAATAGCAACTGTCGCTATTTAGTATGTTTTCTTAACAGGCTTGTCATCTTTTTGAGATTTTATAGCCTTTAGTAAGTATTTCTTATTACTTTTCTTATTCTTTTTATCACGTCCACCGTCCTCAATGTCAGGCATAATCTCAATACTTGCCTTGCTATTCTTTTTTACTTCCTCATTCTTCACACAGTTATCAACTGTCTTACCACCTTTCTTTTTAGTACCACGTTGACTATATCCTTTCCAACATGCCTTACCATCTAAACCCTTTTTCTTTTCTGATACTACTTCTTGATTCTTTTCAACATTAATATAATGCTCGTGGTATTCCCTGACTAGAACTTCTAAATTTTCAACAGAAACATTCTTAACAAGTCTATCTGAAAATAGCACATCATAATGTGTGATGTTACCATTCTCATCAAGAGTATGCATTTCTTTAATGCAATCTCCTACACCATACTCTTCGTGTTTTACTTTAGATGAGCAATCATGTCCAACCTTCTTCTTGCCCACCCCATCTACTTTTTTGCTTTCTTACCCATTGCTTTTTTGATTGCCTTATCTTTGGAACCAAAGTACTCATCCTTACCACTCTCTACCTTACCATCTCCATCATAATCCTTTGCTGCTTTCTTTTCTTGTAATCTTTTACTATACTTAAACAGTCTCTGTGTAGTAGTCTCTGTTCTCTCTTTTAAATCTGATAGTTTAGCACCACGTACATGATACTTTGATTCAGTTAGTTCACCAAGAATTTCTAATGCTTCGTTAACTACATCCCACTGATAGGTCTCTACTTCTTCTTTAGTTGCTTTACATTCTTTTGTTACATGGTCTTTTGAACCACATTTCTTACAACACTCTTCTTTCTCAACAACATGTTCTACTTCTTCTGCAGCAACCTTGGTTACATCTCTAATAGCAGCACCATGAGACTGCTTAACACCAGCACCAATACGTAAATTTGTAGCAGGATCAGGTAGTCCAGCATTTGCTTTTGGATCTTTGATTGTGAAGTTATCTTCACCACCTTTCTTCTGTAGTTCAGGGATAGATGTTGACTCATCCTTCTCAACTGCAGGAACCTTACCAATAGGGGTCTCAAATTCTCCACCACCTTCACCACTACCTTGCTTCTGCTCGGCAGGAATTCCATCCTCGGCAAGAGCAATTGGTTCGGATTGCTGGAAACCTGTTCCACCCATCCACTTGGAGTACGATTCGATCAGTGCTTTCGAATACTCATCATTGTGTTGAACACTGTTGACTGGTTTTTGCCTTTCCATGTGTGAAGATAGTACTTTTTCTTTCTTTATTTATACTCTCATCGTAATTGATGAGTCTAATATCCTTTATCCATGCACGAAACATCTGTCCATGCTCTGAAATAGCAATAACATAGTTACCACCCTTCCTTTTTATAACTCCTTTGTCTCCTGTATTAGAATTCATTATATGATCACCTTCAGAGAAAACTTCAGTCTGTCTAACCTGTTGACGAAGTGCTTGTTCTCTTATCTTTTTAAAATTTTTCATATTATCCTGGTTTTGAATCGTGCCATTCTTCAGACCCACCTAATCGTTCAGATCCCCCTACGGCAAAAGGATTATACTTTGCTGTAGCAATTCTATATGCTTTCTCATGCATGGTCACTACCTCTTCAGCACTCTTCTCATAGTCAGGTGTGTACTCATGACGTGAAGCATAGTTATCTGCTATCTCCTCTTCAGGTCTTGGGTTATCATCAAACCAATGATCGTATGGAATTTCTGCTTTCTTTTCTGGAGCAAAAGGATCTTTAGTTAGATCAAAAAATTTAGACAAACGTTTAATGTTTGCCTCTATAATAAGTTTTGGATTAATATTCATTTAACACTTCCACTTTCGTAATGCGAGTGCTTTGCGAGTTGGTTTACCATCTTTTTTCATTGGTCCTTTAACACCACTCATTCTAGCACAGAATGATTTCTTTCTGGGACCACCTTCTGGTTGTGGTCTCTTCAAATCACTACCAGGATTCTCACGTTCATAAGACTTACGTCCCTTCTCGTTCAAACCACCTTCTTTATTCTTACCTTCCTTGCGTTGCCAAGCACTTTCAACTTTAAGAGTCTCTGGATAATCCTTATCACCTTTCTTTGCTTTAGGTTCACCACGCTTTCTTTTAGCATGGATGTTATCCCACAATCCTCTTTTCTTACCTTCAGATACGAACTCTCGGAATGTTTTCATTTGAATTTTATAGGTAATCGTTGTTTAATTTCTTCCATTAAAGATTTGCAATCTGGATCTTTTAATGATGTTGGAATACCTTTCCTAAAAGTTTTAAAGTCACCAGCAAATGCTGCTCTTCTCATTTTAGTACCAGATATAGCAAACGTGTCACCATCTGCATCTCTACTACCAGAAGATACTATTTCAATCTTCCTAAAGTGGAAGTCCTTTCCTTCTCCATTGTATTTATGGAGGAATCCCATAGCATTAACCCTATCAGATCCTACAAGATAGATAACCTCATCATACCCTGCCATCATTAAATCTTGCATGATAGAAACAGGATCTCTTGGTCCACTAAAGATATGTCCCTTGTGTTCAGGGAACATTTTAACCATGTAATTATACTTTATATCTGGTGGTAATGGGTTAGTTCCTTTAGTGTCTACACTTTGTGAAATATAAATTCGATAGTCATGACCTCCAGCAGCACGTTTAACACCAGCAAAGTTCTCCTTATGTCCTGTAGTAGGTGGTTGGAACCTACCAAAGGTAACGTAACATTTTTTGCATATTAATCCTGACATTACCAGTCCTTTGATACTGTGAAATTATTATAAGCAAACTCAAGATGATTAACAAACTTAATCATATCACCATCTTTGTGCAAAACATAACCTTCTGGTCCAGTTACTTTATATCCCTTTTCAGTTTTAATAAATGTCTTGAAGGTTTCAAGATGATCTAACTTATCTATAACCATCTGCTTAACGTGTTGAATCTCTTTGTAAAGAGAAAGCATTGCTGTAAACTTTGTCTTATTATCTTGTAGATAATTCTCACTATCGTATACTAACTTCCTTTTTTCTGCTTTATTTTTAGGAGTCTTGATAGCATCAAGCATCTTGGCAGTTTTTAAATGATAGAAATTTGTAAGGTTATCTAATGCATGATCAACATTACCTATACTACGAGCATTTCTAATCTCACTATTAAAGAACTGTTTTATATAAGATGATACATGCCACTTAAGATCACCCTTTGTACCAGAAAATTTAACCAACTCATCAAGGAAGTCTCCACATATCTTACACATACTTTCAATCTTTGATACATGAGCATCGAATGTTTTTTCCTCACTAGAAGACAACCCAACACGATCCATTGGAGTATCATTTTTAATTACTAAAGCATCTTTAGATCCAGTAACATCAGCACCAGCTTTTGCTTGCATTGATTCAAGTTCATCACCTGTGTAATGAGTATGAAACACTACACCAATCTTTGCAGTACCTGCTGCCTTACCAATAGAATGATCTACTGGAATTGCATATGTAATAGTGTTAGGTTTGAATGTATAAAGTAATTCACCATTGATAGTTTCTTTTTTTAATGTACTATCAGTGAACATAAGATCACCCTGAACTACTCCTTCAATATCTAATTCTTTAAAATAACGAAGAGAAAATTTAAGTTTTTCTGCAAGGTCTCCTTGATAATATTTGTCAATACCTTTTTCACTGTAACATACTTTAGGATCGTTCTTATTGAATACAGATTTAGTTCCAACAAAGAACATACCAGAAAGAGGGTGTTTTCCACAGATAACAGCAGGTGCTCCATCCCATTTGGTTTGCATGAAACCATCATTATCCTGTTGACCTAACATCTTACGAAGTTCTTTTAAAAAAGAGACAGCAGCTTTACAACCATCAACTCCATAGTTGAGCATCTCATCCTCAAGGTGTTCTAAATGTTTTAACTGTGTTACGTTTGCCATTAAGAATACTTGTAGTATATTGATGAGTGGTCTGCTTGTGATCCACCAAAAAGATATAGTTCTTTGATTGCCATATCTGCATTCACATTTTCTTTACAGAGATATTCTAAAAAGCGAAGTCCTGATAGTTTACTATACCTCCAAGACTGTCTTTTACCAGCAATCTCACCCATCATTTGATCTCCGTCACTTTTATCAAATCCATTTGCACCAAAAGTATCTAATAATTTATATATTTCTTTTGTGATATCTGATTTTTGTTTAGCAGTAGCTTTCTTTGGATCACAAGCAGACCATTCTGGTTCGTCAGGTACACCTGTGAATCCTGTATGCTTTAATATAAACCTAGCAACATTACCTTGAATCTTACCCATAGCAGCATGCTCGCCTTTAAGTTCTAACTTCCAATCACCTTTATTATCACCACCAAAATTTCTTAACTGTATGTTATCCTTTTTTCCAGTTCCATACTGAATGTATACATCCATTGGCCATCTCTTATGAGCATGTTCACCAGTAAAATTTGTTTTACTATCATAAACTAACATATCTATTGATTTCTTTTTCTTAAACTCAACCCCAAGACTTGCTTTTCTCTCTTGTGGGGTGTCAGCATTCACAACCTTTACTGTACCAGTACCACCAGTCTTTTTTAAAGATACTCCCATCAATTTTTCATCAGTAAAAAATTGTGATAGTGCATCATTAAATACTTCTATTGTAGTTGTTGTTTTTTTCACACCATATGGTGTTAATTTGTTAATTATTTCAGTCTTGGCACCCTTACTAACTATCCAAATATCTGATGGGTTCCACTTGTCTTCATTTTTTAACTCTTTGTGTACTAACGAAGCTTTACATTGAGCAAAAGCTTTTTTTATTACACCATCATCTATTTCTTTATCTCCACGAACAAACATAAAATCATTTGAAGCAGCAGGTTTTACTTTATTATACAATGCATTTGCACCATCTACAAAAACTTCTTTCCAATCAGGATCTTGGTTAGCAAATTCAATCATCTGTTCCAAAGTAGCATCTGGAGTATCAATCCATTTCGCTGCTTTCTCCATATCATCTGTAGTAAGAGTCATGGTAGGAGTTAATTTATTATTCGGATGTACATGAAAACGAAGTGAATTATATAAGCAAGATGTACTTTCCTGAATTGTAGTTTGTTTTGACCCACCACCAGATCCTGAAGATTTGATTGGTTTAAACTGAACACGAATAACATTTTTTTCAGTTACTACTATATCTATTTCTGGTATATTAGAACCTTTGGATTTCCTATGCTCTACTGTATACCCCGTATCCTCCATTGCTTTCTTTACATTTTCAGTAGCAGTCTTTCTTTTATTTTCAGGAACATATACCTTCATGAAAACCTGAACTTTTTTTGAAGCATCGCTTTCGGTTTTTTTAACATCAAATACCAAATAACTATACTCATCCGTGGATAAACCTTCTCTAAAAAGATCATTCCATGCTTTATCAACTGTTGTTGGAATTGTTATTGACATAAAAAAACCCCCTATAGGGGTTATTTATTTAGAATTTCTCTTTTTGTATAGACAAGAGTTTTTGATACAATGGTTCGACCAAAGGTTCACCTTGATTCTTACGTGACTTCCATAATTGTGTCACAATAATATCTAATTCTTTCTCATCAATCGGAAGATTCATTTAGTGACTCCATTTTAATGAACTGCTCATTCAAATTATAAAATAATTTAAAGTTGGTGGTAGTAACATAGTATCCTACTATATCATTACCATCACATTGATATCCATACCCTCTTAATGGTTCATTAACACCATCAATCTTGAAGGTCTTACCACCTTTCTCTAGGTAACTATGAAATTTTTCATCAAGGTTAATCATCTATCTCCTACTTGTCTACACTCACTAAAGTGTACGTCAAATTCACCACCAGGATAACGCTTCTTAAGTTTATTGACGTTAGTTTCAACTACTTCATCAAAGGATATATCAAGTGCCATACATGCTTGTGCTACGTACCACATAACGTCACCCAACTCAATAATAAGATGTTCTCTGTTGTCGTCGTTCCAAGGCTTACCTTGGAAAACCATCTTCTTAACGATCTCAAGGAACTCACCAGATTCAGCAGCAAGGCCAACACCAGCAGTGAGAAGACGTTCAATATTGGCACCCTCACGATCCAACTCGCCAATACGATCAGCGAAGTCAACAAAGTTAGTTGAAGCTTCTGAAGTAACTGCTGAAACAAACTCTTCATACTTCTTGAAATTTACTGTCATGTTATATTACGAATGATGTGAATTTAGATTTACTATTAACCACTGGTTCTATTGGTTCAAACTCTTCTTTAACTTCGTTAGTTACTTCGGAGTCCTCAACATTATACAGCTTCATCTTTGCTCTGTCAATACCTACTGTAAATCTTTTAAAGTATGTAGGATCATTATATCTATTCTTCAATTGTTTAACCATAATTCTACCAGATTGTTCTAACTCTTCTGTGCTAATCAAAGCAAACATAAAGTCAGCAGTAGCAGGTAAACCAAACGATTCAGATGTATCTTCTAAACTAGGATCAGTGCTACCAAACCCTGATCTAGTAGTCTGTGTAGCAGATACTATAGGAAGATCCTGCTCTACTGCTAGACCACGTAACTCTTCTGCTATACCCTTAACATATGTGTATGAGTTAACGATAGCACCTCTATACCTAGCACTAGCACATATGTTTAGGTAATCTATGAAGATGATATCTGGTTTGAAATCCTTTTTAAGATTCAAATCAGACAAAAGACCCTTGAAATGACCAACATGAGCACTAGCAGTAGGGTATTCTTTAATAATAAGTTTACCTTGTGTCTTCCTACCTATCTCTCCTACCCTAGAGGTAAAGAGTTGTTCTGGAATAGCACCAATATCCTTGATATTTACATTCAATAGGTTAGCATCTATCCTTTCAGCAATCTTTTCCTCTGCCATCTCCATAGTAATGTAGAGTACATTCTTTCCTTGTGAGAGACAAGCACTTGCCATGTGACACATGAACAAAGACTTACCAACACCAGTACCAGCAAGGGCAATATTGAGTGTTTTGTTAGGTAGTCCACCTTTAGTTACTAGATTAAATTTCTCTAGATCAAATGGAATCTTAAGTTCATCCTTATGGTAGTACTCATACCTATCTAATGCCTGATCTACGTAATCATGACCAATATATTCATCAAATGATACTGCTAATGCGTCTTGTAAGATGCTAGGTATAGCACCCTTGTCTAACTTTTCATCTCCACCGTCAGCAATCTTGATAGACTGAAGTAATGCGTTATAAACAGCACGTTCTTGACACCATTTCTCGGTGGCATCAAGTAACCATTCAGTATCTACCCACTCATCATTTAAATTATCTACTAGAGTAGTAGCATTTTTAAATGTATCATCATTAAGGTCAGTTCTCTGCTGCAATCCTATGTTAAGAACCTCTTTAGTAGGGATTTTATCATATTTTGTAGAGAAATCTTGTATCTCTTCAAAGATAACTCTCTCCGACATGTCCTGAAAATAATCAGGTTTGACAAAAGGAACTACCTTACGATAAAAATCCTCACTACACAGAAGATTCCTCAAAATTGTTGATTCAACCTTCTCCATAATGGAATACCTTATTAGCAGTTTCTTCTAGTGCTTGAATTACATCTGGAGTAAAGTAGGTGTCTGGATCTGAAAGGATCTGTTTTGCGTAGATCTTTTTGCCTCCAATCTCATATCTTCCTGCAACATTCTTCCAGAGTCCTCCCATCTCACCCAGTTCCAATAGACCATAGTAACGGTCAAGACCACGAGAATCAAAAAATAAACGAGTTTCAATTTTAGATCCTTCACGAGTTAAACGGGACTTTTTCGCCTCACATTTAATAATGTTTCCGACCAGGTCGGTTCCTTCTTTTTCTTTTTTCTTTGAGAGATATACAATTGTACTAGCAGAATACTTAAGACCACTACCGCCCCCCATCTCTTTAGCAGGTACATACGAGCCAATAACATCATAAGTATGGTTTGTAACTAACATGGGTATATTTGCCTTACCTAATTTCAAAGTAAGAATCCTAAAGCATGACTTAACCAGTTGTGCTTTAGTCATATCACGAACGTTCTTTTCATTAGAGGCATCTTCTACCTCTTTATTAGTCGCTAACATGCCTAGGGAATCTAGCACAAACATGAGAGGTTTTCTCTCTTCTTTGGGCTGCTCTAGGTATTTATCGAGTACTCTGACCGCCTGTGTTCTGAACTCTTCTATAGTATTGATAGGAAAAATGACCAATCTTTTTGAGTCTATTCCTCTAGTTTCAACCATCTCTTTAGAGATAGCAGATTCAGTTTCAAAATATAAAACTCCAGCATCAGGATTTGTTTCTAAAAAATTCTTGGCGATAGAAAGACAGAAGAATGTCTTACCAGTACCAGTTTCTCCAGCAAGTGCTGTAATTTTATTAGAAGGAATACCACCTAGGATAGATCCACTGACTAGAGCATTGAAGATATGACTTCCAGTGTCAACAAATGACTCTACATCACCTGCAGCAATACCATCAGAAGCAACTGTAGCATACTCGTTCTTACTATCTTTAATTATTTGTTTTAAAAAATCCATGTTAGGTGTTGATCTTGTAATATTCATCAGAAAAATTGGAGTAGAGATACTCTACGTTCGGAATCCCAACCGATACATTCTAGCACATTTCTTAAAGGTTGGTAGAATGACTTATCGAACTGTAAATTATAGTCTATGTAATTGTCAACGTTGAACTCTCTGGGTATAGTACCCATGAAAGAAACTACATTTTCTCCGATAGGATTTGGTTGTTTTAGATAAAGAAACTTTATCTTTTCTCCCTCTTGTATAGGAGCATACTTATGTGATACCTTATTCTGTTTAACATAGTAATTATAAAGTAGAGCACCACGTACATGTATGGGTGTTCCCTTTACATATATGTCAGCATTACTCTTATATTTCTCAAGACCATTTACACCACGAGGGAATGCGATGTCAATCGGATCCTGCTTTCTTGTGTCCTCTTTTACATGGTCAATATAATCGAGAACATCCTCATTAGTACCCTTGATAATAGTCTTGAATGCCTCCAGAAGTTTGTTTCTGAAGTATTGTGGGGTTGAAGACCTTTGAGTCTCTAGACCCATGATTTTCATCTTGGGTTTCTCATATCTTACACCCTCACTATCCCATACGTCAAGGATATATCTCTTTTTCGCAGTCCAAATACCCTTCGAAGCAATATTCTCACGTGCCATGACCATCTTCTGATCATAAGCATTCAAGTAGTCGGCCAGTTCTTGGTAAGAACTCTCAATATACTTCTCAAATTCCAGATTACAGATCTTATCAAGGAACGTAACAACGCTTTCATCAGTTTTCTCTCTACCCTTGTATACACTCTCAACCATAGGACCCAAGTTAAGGTACATAGAGTCAGTATCTGAAGCAATAACATAATCTTCTCCTTCAGTTTTGAGTATCCTATTGAGATACTCATTCATTTTGTTACCAATCCACCTGATAGATAACTGTCCTGATGTGGTAATTGCCTCTGCAATCTCCAAACGATAGTATCTAAAATGCTCGTTACCAATTGCACCATAAGCACTGTTCAATTGGATCTTCCTTGCCATCTGTATGTTATTACATCTAGCAATTTCTTTCTTTAACTGTACACTAGGGTTCTTTTCATACTGCTTTTTAGCAGCAATCATCTTCTTCTTATAAATGGTACGTTCCTTATAGATTTTCTCCATAAGTTTAGGAAGAAAACCCTGAAATGTAGTGTCATATAGAGTACCATTAGCACATACAGTACAACCCTTTAGGTCATCTAACGGTTCCTGTTTGTAAAGTAACCTGTCAATTTGTGCACTGGGGCGTTTTCCTGGTAGTAAGGTCTCTGGCGAGAGGTTATACTGCATGATGAGATGAGGGTACAGACTGTTGAGGTCAAAACTAACAACCCAATCGTATATACCTGGAATCGGTTCTTTAACATAAGCACCTATGTATTGATCATCTTTATTGCTTTCTCTTTTAGGAGGAATAGCAATGTTTTGACGTGCAAGATAAACATATATGATGTTATCCCACATCCTTACTTGAGAATATACATCCTCAAAATTAACTCTTGCATCATATGCCATAGTTATGGCTAAGTCAAGTAGTTTCATCTTGTCATCAAGTTGATCTACCAACCTAACGTCATGAATGTTATACTCTACAAACTTACTCCAATCATTATCATAGAATTCTTTGAAAGTATCATACTCCGAGTGATCTAATTTCTTCTCACCCAGTTCAACAAAAGCAATATGATCTAACCTATAAGACTCTTGATTAGTATAAGTAAACTTTTTATATAATTCTAGATAGTCTAGTACTGCAATACCAGAAATGTCATAAGCAATCTGCCTACGACCTTTGATGTATATTTCCCTGCAATAAACATTCTTCCATGGTGAGATCAATCTTGACTCTTTCTCTCCAACAACTCTATTGATCCTACGGATGATGTAGGGCATATCAAAGAGTTGCACATTCCATCCAGTAATAACATCTGGATAGTTTGAAGACCACCAATGAACAAATGCATTAAGCATAGCAGTCTCGCTACTGAAATGCATATACTTTACATCACCATGAACACCATCTTTAGTGTTGTGATCATAAGGTTTTGTACCAAAAACAGATATATTATTAGTATTTGAATCCTTGATACTTATTAAAAGTATCTCCTGATCAGCACTCTCGATATCAGGGAACCCATTCTCTGCACGTGTTTCAATATCAAGGGTAAACACACGAATATCACCCATATCATACGACATGGATTCATCAGGGTATTGCTCGTAAAGATATTGATTTACGTATCTAGTCTGACCACAGATGTCAAAGTCAGGTATATCTTTATGGTCTTGTACAAACTTTTTCGCATCACGAATTGTGCCTTGCTTAACAGGTCTAACATACTTACCATCTAATGTTCTCCACTCCGACTTTTCAGGTGAAGGGAGAAACAAAGTTGGATTAAATTTTACACGATCCTGATATGGTCTACCTTCATTGTATCCTCGTACCAGAATTGTATCACCTGCTTGCTCAACACTGGTATA